CTTAGCTACTGCATACTTGGCTTCCGCTCTAGCTCTTGATACTGAGTTTGAGTGGTTAGCGTAAAAATACCCACCAACTAGCAAGCCGTTAGCCTTTGCACTCTTGATTTGTGCGGCCGCCTTTGGGTTAAGGTAGTCGGTGCCCTGTGTCAGCTTGACAAATGCAAACTTAGCGCCCGTGTAGTTAACTGATGTGCTTTGGTAACTGGCTACGTCCACACCATAACTTTTCTTTGATACGGTTGAGTTTGACATCTTTTTCACCGCCTTTCTTTTGACGATCACGCTCGAATGAATCGAAGATTAACTCGTTGTAAGTCTTAGTCATTTTTGCCATCATCTTCTGCTTGTACAAAGCCAATCGGCTGGGCTTCGCTGTCAGCATCATTGCTGGCTTGTGTAGCTTTTCTTTGATCGTAAGCGTGTTGGACAGCGCCTTTTGCTACCGACTCAGTAACAGGCTTGTTCTCTTGCTTGGCTTGATCTAGCAGGGCTTGCACAGCACGGGCTTTCTTTTCAGCTCCGCTTACGTCTAAGGTAGCTGCTTCGCTCACAACAAATTTTGCAATCTCGTCAATGGTCATAAGCTGTTGTGGCACTGACTTTTTTAGCTCATTTGCTCGCTTGATATAAAAGCTAAGTGCAGTATCTACGCCAGTGGCAATAGCAACAATGATTAAGGCAATAACAGTAACGTAATCAGTGATTTGAGTAAGTGACACGACTAGTCACCTACCTTTGGTAAAAATGGCTTAGTGTCTACAGTAGTCTTTTGCACCGTTGGTGTTGGTGTTGGTGTTGGTGTATCGTCCTTAACCATACCGTTGTCGGTTACGCCGGATAAATAGCGCACCCACTTAGTGACTTCCTTGCTAATGTCTTGTGGGACATCATCAAGGGTTAAAACGCCATCTTGTACTAAAGTAACATAATTCAAAATTCTAGTGTTTGGTTTCATAGTTATTTAACTCCTTTCGCAAACGCTCATTCTCTCTTCTTAATTCCCTATTCTCGTTAACTACAGCCTTATAGTCGTCTGCTAAAAAGCTGTGTTCGTCCTGTTTCGTTGATCTCTTGTCACTTAGATAACTCGTAAATAATCCCAGTAAAAAAGGGGCTAGTACACTAAGTATGTCTTTAAGACCTTGCAAGTGTATCAGCTCCTTTCTTAGTCTTGCGGGTCGTACTCAAAGGCTAACTGCATAAGGTTAATGATTGCATAGATTTCAAAGACGATCACAGGGTGGAATCTAAAGTAATCAGCGCCGATTATGTGGAATGATTCTGCAACCAGCAAAACGGTCAGAAACGCTACTGAAACGCCTAGACCAAGTTTGACCAGTAAATCCACGTGTATATCTAAGGCACCGCACAGAATCAAATCTGCGCCTGCCAGTAAGCCAACGATGTCAAACCAAATATTATTCCACGCAGGTGCTAGACTTGGTGGGTAAAAAAAGTAATTTCTATCAATCAAGAAACAGGTTGCCAATGCCGAGATTAACAGCCCTGTTTTTAAAAAGTTCCAGCGACTAAGCTTGTGATGCAGGTTGAGGTTGAGCTTGCGGTGCGACATAGGCTTCACCTACGATTTTTTGATAGTCTTCCGCTTTGAGTTGACCATTTTGAACTAAACTTTGGAAGTAAGACTTGTCAAAGATGCCAATTTCAAAATCAATAACCCACATTTGAACGAACATTTCATAAATAGTCATAGCCTAATCCTCCTTATTGCTTGTCAGTTGCTGTTGCAGTAGTTGCTTGCGTTGGTGCTGTTGGTTCAGCAGTCTTTTGTGAGCCTGCAATAGTGAGCATCAAGTTTTGCATTGATGCGAGCAACTTGTTTTGGTTTGCTTGACCTTCTGACAATTCCTTGATTGACTTGGTCAATGCCAAGGTTTGTGCAGTGCCATTTGATTGATTTTCTTGTACTGTCTTAACAGTTTGATCAAGTTGTTCCTTTGATTTATCAAGTTCGACAATCTTAGCTTGTGCTTGTGCAAGGATTTGAGATTGTGCATCATGAGCGTTTTCAATCCAGCCACCGCTCTTTACTGAGTAAAGTGGGTCAACAAGGTCGTCGCTTGGACGTTCCTTGTATACGTGCCATGGCAATTCTTCATATGCCTTTTCATCAAAAACTGGCATTACATAGTGGTGCCATAAAGGATTAGTGTTATCTGGGTCGCTCATATATAAGTAACCAATCAAAGTTGGAAAGTTCTTTTTCAAACTTTCTTCTTGTGCCTTAACAGAAGTATCAACTTCTGCGTTTTGTGTAGCAGTTTGTGCGCCTGCTACTGGTGCGTTTTGTGTTTCGTCAGCCATAGCTAACTCCTTTCTATTAAAAAAGCCCACGGGTACGCCCCGTGAGCTAGGTTTGTACATAAAAAAACACTCGTTTTGAGTGCTAATCTACATTAATTTAAATGCACGATTGAAGAGCATGTGGTCGATCATGCGATCACCACCCTTCTAGTGATAGCTCTAAAAGCTTGATACAAGTGGGTTAGAGGAGCTTTACTCCCCCCAATTTTCAGATGCAATTTGGTCGTCTTCGATGAATGCCATTCGTCCTTTGTAATTCACGACGTAGTAAGTTCCAAATCCATTAGTAATTTTGGCATAACATTCACAATCTGGGGTTCCGATAACGTTGCCAAAGGCTAAGTCATTGGAAAGCGATCCTGTTCCATTCAATTTCACGCTAGTTGGATAAGCCCCCCATTTCTTACCGTTTGCTGTGATCTGCTGAGAATCGTCGTTGATGTTAAACCATTTGAGTTTGTTAAATAGTATGTGATCTACTGCCATGCTAATCCCCTTTCTATCTTTCAATAAAGGCTATTCTTTGAGGATTTTCATTCTCCCAAGCCTCTGCTTGCGCTTCTTGACTAGCTGGGAATTGCTTGCCCTCAATATAGTTTGCCTTAATGTAGTTGATTTCGTTTTCTGCGTTGTTGAGACGTGAAGTCAGCGACTGGATAGTTTGATTTTGCTGATTGATCTGATTCTGCAAGCGGGTGATGTCGCTCTTCCATGCTATCTGGTTCCAAGAGCCCCAGCTAGTTGTGCCATTAATCCCATATATTCTCACAAAGACATCTGTGCCATCATCAGCAGAGAAAATCTGTATAATCCTTTGACTATTACCGTTGAATACAGCTAGTGTGCCCCATTTGGTAGTTGGTGGAGAATTTTTACCTTTATCAGGATTAGTTATGAAGTAAACGCCTGTATCGGTTAATGTATTAAAATCGGGAGCGTCAACCTTTTGGCGACCTTTTAACTGGTTGATTTGGTCAGCAAAAGGAACTAATGCAATTTGATCAACATACCAAGCCCGTGTAACAGGCCATTCGTTTAGATTACCATATATGTTGTTATTAACGTCATAAGAAGTTACTACATGAACTGTATCAGTCTTATTAAGCTTAGTATTTACCTGATTTTGTAAATCATTATGCAGATTATCAACGTTGGACTTGATAGTATTCTTTGCATCTTCAATCTGTGCATTAACCGTTGATGTGTCAGCCTTGTTAGGCAACTGCGCTAAAACATCAGCTAACTTCGATGCTGTCCAGTCATCATTGTACAAGTCGATAGTGTAAGTACCATCATCATTCTTAGTCGCACTCCACGTCTTGTCTGCGGTTTGACCGTCTGAGTTAATGTATCGCTTCCTAAATTTGACCTTGCTTAAATCAAACTTATTAATCTGATTATCAGTCTCGGTCTTGGTGTATACGTCAGATGCGTTGGCTTTAGTATTGGCAGTTGCTTGCGCTTTATTTGCCAAGTCTATTGCATTGCTTACATCTTTTTTAGTGCTTAACTGGTACCATGGCAGCCAATTAGCACCATTAAGTAAGCGACACCATTGTGGAGAGCCGTCATCGGGATAGTACACTTGACTTATTCTTTGTCCTTCACCGCTTGAAACAACCAACACGCCCCACTGACTAACGGGGTTATTTTTTATGTTAGCTGGGGTGTTATTAGTGATGTAGTAAACGCCAGTACTAGTAATGCTGTTAAAGTCTGGACTATCTAGTGTTTGAGTACCTTCAAGCTTACCTAAACGACCACGAACATCGGTGAAAGCACTGTCAACATCGCTCTTAGTGTATACGTCAGAAATATTGGCTTTACTACTGATTTGTGCATCTCTGGCCGATAAAGCGTTGTCGACTTGGCTTTTAGTGTATACGTCAGAAATATTGGCTTTAGTACTGATTTCAGTGTCTCTGGTCGATAAAGCACTGTCAACTTGGCTCTTAGTATAAACATCAGAAATATTGGCTTTGTCACGAATGAGTGCTTGAACTTGGTCAGCGCTTACCTTGCCGTCAGTGTCGGCAGTTAAATCTAGCAGTTTAGCGTCAATTTCTGCCTTCGTGTAGCTTAATCCAAGATCAGCCTTGCCGGCTAAAAGCTTAGTCAGCTCAGCAGTAGTAGTATACTTGGCAAGCTGATCGTCTAGCTGGTTAAAATGAACTGTCCCCGCATCGCTTACGGTCATATTGACATTAGCAGCATCTGAAAGTGCCATGTTCAAGTTAATGCTGATTGCTTGACTTGAACTTTGATCTGCTGGCGGTGCTACTAGTGTTTGTGTGCCACTAGCTGGAGTAATGCCTATTAGGTACTCTTGATTAGCCTTAATCCCACGTTCAGCATCGTCTGTGTCAAGCTTGGCAAACCAGCCAATCGAGTTAAAAATCACGTCTTCTGTTAGACCCTTGTTTCGAAAATTTGCCGTAATCGTGACAATATTGCCACTATCATTGCTTACTAGCAGGTCTGCTGATAGTACCTTACCTTGCAAGCTGGTTAGTGCCTGCAAAGTCTCATTTGATATACTTGATACGTCTTGGGCATATGCTTCTGCTTTAGTGTAGGTAATTTTTCTGTTGCCACTGGAAATTGAAGCAAGCATCTGATGACCGATATTGGTTAAGATGGTGTTATCAAATTTTGAATCTTCTACCACTTTTTACTCCTTTCTAAATAGCATTCTAAATAGCATTAGTAGTGTATGTATCTTCTTGATATGAATTTGAAACAACACCTAAGTAGTTCTGTTTCTGTGTAGGTGCATAGAATACGATCACATCAAGCCAGTTGCCGAGTGCTAGTAAGCCTTGCAGATTTCTGCTTAAAAACTTTTGCATATAATTGCTACTTATATAGTCCCACGGTAACTGAATATTTACGTGGTGTGGCTGGTCGGAAGGTAGAATTTTAAGGCTTTCATCTGTGCCAAGAGAGCTTTGATTAATCTGAATAATACTTGGATAAGTACCTTGTGCCCTTGCAATTAAAGACTTAATCCAAATCCAGAAGCGGTACTCGTCATCGTCTTGTGTTACTCGATAGGCTTGCTCATCTTCACCGATCAGGTCGAGTGTTGTGCCTTCTGCTTGGTTAACTGCTCGCCAGTCATCTACTGTCTGTAAGTCATTGGCAATACTGTTGAATCCGCTATTGTAAATATCAATCAGCTTATATAAATTGCTGTCAGGGCTTTTATTCCAATATTCAGCTATTTCTGCTAGAAGTTGATCTGTTGTGACAATATCAGCCATTAATCTCTACCTCCACGTTATCAGTTGCGCAACTTGGTGCTTCAAACTTGTCTAGTGTGATGTCATTATCACTTAGCGAAGCTTTATCAGTGCCAAGCGTGATCTTTGCATCATCAACTCCAGAGATTGCATAGATTTGCGGATAAAGCTTGGTCAAGTAGACCGTGTCGCCCATTTGTAACTGATTAATGAAGTCTACGATTGTGTCTTTTACATAGTTAATTCCTTCATCAGCATTCCAGTTATTATTGGTTTTAATCTTTACATTAACATAAATCGGTTTATCGGTAGCATAGTCAAAATAGACCTTTTTCATATTGCCGGCTGCATCAACCGCATCGCATTCGACAGAACCAGTCAAAGTAACACCAACCGCTATATGAGAAATTAAGCAGTCGGCTATATCTTGCTTAGCGCCACCTAAACAGTAGATATGCACTGAATACGGCGGATTGCCGTATTCATCGGTAGTAGCAAATTGATTTTCAACAATATTGACTTCACGCACGCCCTGTATATTAAGTAGAGCAGATTTAACGCCATTCAGCGTTGGGCTTGGTCGATTGGCATTTTCTGCAATCAGCCTTGCACGATATTGTGAGTCTTCTTCATAATCCTGACCGCCACTGGCTTTCTCGGGGTTAGTTACCGAGATAATCGATTCGTCAGGATTATAAACGATTGTTATGGTATTAGGCTCAACATTGGTTACCTCGCCTGTGTCTTCGGCTTCTACATTTCCTATTGCCTGCCATACATCGCCTTTTTGTATAGACACAACATCATCAGTTAAATCGAAGATATATCCGTCTTCGGTTTCAAATTTAGTTCCAGCTTCAATCAAATATTCACCGTCAGTGATGATGTTAAGTGTTGCGGTGGCTGGTCGGGCAACTTTACGTGGAAGACCGACATTAGCGCCCAAACGGTCAAGGGCAGAGCCTGTTGCCGTAGAAACAAAGGCTGAATAATAGACCTGTTGCTGGGCTTGAATTTGTTCATACTCACGCCACGCAATTAAGCGAGACAAGATACCAGCATTAGAATTTGATGTTAAAACCAAGTCGCTAGGGAACACTCTCAGAAAGTCATCTTGCACGCTGTCAAGAAGCTCTTCATAGCTGGGCGCTAGGTATCCTTGATCTGTTAATCCAAAATTAGCCGTTGGCAATGTTTACATCCCCTTCCACTGTCTGTTCGTTATCATCGTCAAGGTTGACGGTCGCTTGAAAACTCACTAGCAAGCGTCTATGCGGTAGCTTTGTGAAGTTGATCTTAGTTACTGTTTCAACTTCTGGAACGTTATCTTCAATCGCTGTTGTCATATCTGCTGCCGCTAGTTCTGCGTTGAAGTTCTTGCCTAAAAAGTTTGAGTAATCCGCACCTTGATCTGGTGCTAGGTTAACCATTTCACCATAGCGAATAAGAAGTGTAGCTCTTATTCTTTGGGCAACTTCTTCTGTGCCAGTTACCCACACAAAGTCATGTGTATCTTCATCAATTACTAGATCGCCGTTTTCATCTGCTAAAAAATCTCTAGCCATAAACAGCGTCACCGCCTAACACACCAATCACGATGCTGTCGTTAATATCATGGGTTCTAAGCGTTTCGGGGTCGTAAGTGTTAGCTTCACGACCGCCTTTCCAGTTATCATTATCACGGTCTAAAGTGACGCAGACGACAGGCACGCCAGCCCTAAGCAATTTGTGCTTTGGAAAGTGCTTGACAAAGTTTGATTTAGAGTTGGTGTCTGTGGCGATAAAGTCTGGCTTCAAGCGTTCAAGAATTTCATCAATAATATAGCAGTTTTCTGCTACTGGTATTTCAAGGAGTTGGGATGCTTTCTGACCATCAATTAAATTTGCAAGTGGCTGTACATCTGCCAGATGTTTTTTGGAGTCATACTTGACTATCCTAGCAATGTAAGCAGATGAGTTTTCCATGTCTGCTCTTTCCTGCATATGCTTAAAAGTCTCAAGTGCGAACTTATTTAATTCGTTTCTTGAGTTTGCCATTTAATCGCCTCCTTACAAAGGAGCGAGACTGCATTGAGTTTGCGGATTTTCACCGTCAAACGTATGCTGTCCCGCTTTAACGTAATATTTTCCTTTTAAGTATTTTGATTTCATGATGATGCCAGTGTTCGTTGTGATCTCTGGCACAAGTGGCACATTGATTTCCCACGTGCCCTCGCCTTTGTCGTTGTCACTATCTACGTTATAGCTAGGCGGTTGAATGAGGTCTTGATCGTCGATCACGAACCAGCTCCGCTTTGTCTTTTTAGGATTGATAATAACCAGCTTGCCACGCTCATAGAGCATTTTTGAACCAGTGTTAGCAACTAGCTTTTTGAGTAAATTTAAAGGCTTTCCTTTTGCAGTAAATGGACGCTTGACTTTCGGATTTTTGGCTAGGTCAATCTTGGCAATTTTAATCTTTGCTTGACTGGCAACGCCCTTGATGATCGTCTTGTAGTCCGTCTTTTTTGGGAAAGTCTTGTTAACATACTTTGTTTCAGTTGCTCTGTACTTAACTCTTTTGGTTTTGGCCGTAGCCTTTTGCCAAACTTTCTTGTGCCGAATATGTCCTACTTCGTAAGTTTGTCCTTTTTTCGGACCTTGCTTGTAGACTTCTGTTGAGTGGTAATGTTCGATCTTATCTACCCACTTGCCAGCAGTTGTTACTTTGACTTTTTTGGTCTTGTTGACCGTTTTCTTCTTAGCAACTTTCAAGGTGCGAGCCTTGACGTTGTTGTAATCAGTGCCCTCGGTAAACGTGATTTGTTGAGATTCAGTTACGCCGTCAGAAGTTGGAATATCTATCTTTGTGATATACCCTTCTGAAAGGATTTTCTTTTCTGGTCCCCAATTAAACGCCACATAGCAGTGCATTCCTTTCTTGTAGAATTGCCTGTGTTCTTTACTCATGTTGTAAAGAGTGACCGTGTTTTTTTGTGGACTAGGAATATCTGCGAAGTTGACTTCAAAGGTAAAGGGGTAGTTATGTTCATAGTGCTCATTATTGTAGACCGTCTGCGTGTTGCCCTTTTTATCCTTGCAGACAAACCATGAGTGTGGGTCTTTGGTAACAACAGTCATTAGTAGCTCACCTCTTCGTCGGTATCATCTGCATCATCTGGATTATCTAGATCATAGCCAAGTGGTGTAGCACTTGGATTTGTTGTTTCACTACCGTTAGGGTCGACAACATCAAGGTACAACTGTACCTGCACACCAAGCACGCCCTCACCAGCATCTACCGAGTTGCCTGCTTCGTCCATAACTCTAATGTCAGTACGCGGTAGACGCTCGTCTGGCAGATCATAACCAACTAGATTGCCTAGAATTAAAGGCTCTTGCATTAGTAATACTTGATCGTCTTGATAGATCGTAGCCGTGTAGTAGTCAGCAACTTTGTTATAATCAATCCGAAACGTGTAAACTTCACCAGCCAGAGTTATGTCAAAGATGTCTGGCAAATTGTCGACATCAACTGGAATGTACTGTCTCATTTGACCCTCAACTTCTTTCCAGCGTAAATGCGGTTAACGTCTTTGATCTTGTTAACCTTTGCCAACCACTTAACCGACTTGCCATACTTTTTTGATAACTGGTATAAGGTATCACCGCTCTTAATAGTGATTGCCGTGTAGTTTTTATGACGATTGCCAGCAGTTGTCTTGCTTGACTTGCTTAACTTCTTTTTACTGGTCTTGCCTTTGCTGGTTGTAATTTCTGCCGCACGAACAAAAGTAAGCGTCATAGAAACTTGAATGTTGTCTGCCAAGTTGGTGTAGCTTCTATCAAGCTCTGTCATAATGAAGTGCTTATAGTAGATATCGCCTTTGTAAGTCAGTTCGTTGTGGTTTGAGTGCCAGCTTCTTAGCTGTCGCCACTTCTGGTTAGCTTCTGCTCTGTCCTTACCAGTAATCAGACCGTCCAAAGAAATTGACTTGCTTGAAACTCTTGCATAAGAGGAACGTGGTGCTCCTTTATCGACAGGATATGAAGTAACATTTGTTGAGTTGCTTTCTGATTCTGTGTTAATTGGTGCGAAAAAAATAACGCCCCCAACTCCATCAGTGCGGAAGAGCGCCATATTTCCTTCGTTATGCCAGCCACTTTTTTGTTCAGTGATCGTGTCATTGATTGCATTCATGTCGCCTTTCGGCTTAGTGAGCTTATCTGACTTTTTCTTTCTGCTTTTGTAAAGTTTTATCAGGCGATTGTACTTTCTTTGATTTGCTTTGAAAGCCTTGCCCCACTTTTTAGAAAGACTTTCAAACTGTTGTCTTTTGTTTTGATCTTTTGCCAGCCTAGCATCTTGGTGGTAAGTAATTTGTTTACCCTGAGCCACCGTCATAGCTATTCTGGCTTTGTCTAGCTCTTTCTTGGTAACTTCAACTGCGTGATCTGCTTTCTTTACAGAAGTGCGTTTCTTGCGCTGTGGGGCAGCCGTTGTTGGCTTGCCTCTTGTTTTATTTTTATCTGCCATAAATACCTCCTAACAGAACTCTTCATTCTAACAGAACTCTTCATCAATCGAGTTGAACACTTTCTCAAGTTCACGCTGTACAATTTCAGCAATCTTTCTGGCTTGCTTACTGTCAAAGTCAGAAGCAGAACCATTGAAGTTGATGTTGATGACTGGCGCAAACTTATCAGTGAAGTGTTTCTTTGAAGAAGCAGATTGTACGTCTGGCAACTTGCCTAGATTTAAGCTTCTTCTTGATTTTTCGTTTGAGTAAATTTGAACTGGACTATCAAACCTTGCGATTTCTGGTCCATTCTCACCAACAATGACGTTTTGACCAACCTTTGGACGTCCGCCTTTTGCAAAGCGTCTGTGTCCCGAAGGACCCCAGCCACCGCCAAAGTGAATATCATTTCGCCAGTTGCTGTCGTTAAACAGAGCTAGCAGTTGGTCATAACCGTTTAACAGCTTGTGGTGACCTTTGACAGCAAAGGCATTGAACGTGCTTGGTACGAATTGAAGCAGACCTTGTGCTGGCGTGCCATTTGCCGAGTTAATATCTTGAATTTGCTGGGTAATCGTAGGATTACCAGAAGATTCAGATGAAATCATCGACAAAATTTTTGCAATTTCTGTACCAGTAACAGACGTGTGCATTTGTGATGCAGCACGAATGATATATTTGCGCCACCTTGCTACACCGTCACCTGCTGGGTTTCCAAAGCTTCCGCCTTCGCCCAGATTGTCTTTGATCCATCTTAGTGCATGACTACCAAGTTCACGCTTAACAAGTGCCACAAGACGACTATCAGCCTGTTGATGTTTAGGCTTTGCCTTTTGACTAGGCATTCCTTTAATACGACCAAACAAAGGACGACCCTTGCCAACAACAGAATCAAGCGTATTCATATGAATACCTTGTGCTGGACTTTCTGCAGAGAAGTATTTGTTGCCACCTGCATAGATACCAACGTGATCGGAGCCACCTGCGCCCCAAACATACTTGTGACCTTCACCGTACTTTTCAGCGGCTTTCAATAATCCAGTAGCATTGATTGAACCGCCGTCATCGCTGTCAATCTGCTTGTTAATGACACTCCAAAGAGCATTTGACCAAGGATTGCCGTATTTAGTAGACGAGTTGCTACCTAATGCAGTAGTGCCTTTATTTAAGTCAGAGCCATGCTGTTTAATGTCATTTGAGTAAGTAGATTTGAACCACTTGGAAGGGTCAGCGCCAGCACGTTCGGCAAGCTTACGCAATGCTGAATGGCTGATTCCAGTACCCCTTGCAAAGTGGTTAACAGTTTTGTTTATGACCTGCTTAGTTTGAGTGCCATTAAGAACACCCCAGCCTGCTGGTAACATGAGCTGAACATTTTGACCCCTTGGCAAGTAAAGCTTGTTGTCTGGAGAAACAAGTGCTTCTTGTCTTGAACCTTGTGTAGCATCGTTTACCATTGCCAGCGTGTTGTGCGTCAGACGCCCTTGCTGGTCAGTACCCTTTGCAAACTTGATCGGCTTGATAACACTGTTATTGCCACCGAACTGACCAAGAACCTTGTCAATGGACGAGATACCTTTGTTAAGCTGACGAGTTGTGTCAGCCATTGCGGAGTGCGCATACTTGTGCATCTTGTCCATCGCACCGCCGAAGCCTTTGGCAGTCGACTTGCCCGAACTGATAACACCGTCATGGATAGCGTCCATTTGCTTGTTGATGCCGTGGTGCATCTGCTTGAAGTTCGTGATGCTGTCCTTTTGTGTTTTATCAGTGAGTTTGCTTACATTCTTGTGCAAAGAACTAAAGTTTGCGACTGTTCTTGTCTTCGCTTGCTTGGTCTGTTTGCTTGCATCGCTATTGACCTGTGAAAAAGCCTTTTTATTCGATCTAGTAAGTTTTTTTAATGACTTAGTAGACTTATCCGCAATGTTTCTGTAATCGTCTGTGACGCTCTTAGAAGCCGTTTTAAGCCTATCTGTTCCGCTAGCATAACCTTTTAAAATTGTGCCAGTGCCTAGACCGCCAGATAAGACTTTTGCAGTGTCACGAGCGTTGAGGATATGCTCGCCAGCATGAACTCGTGTGATTTGCGGACCATTTGTACCTAATAAGCGAGCATTTAAACCACGCTTATAAGCAAGTTCTGGACCAGCTTCGCCGACTAGCGCATGATGAGTAACGGTTATAAGACCGCCAGAAGCATGTGACCTGATCTTTTCATACTTAAAAGTATGTTTTGAGTGACCAGAAGCAAAGGCTAAGTCATTGCCGAAAGCTTTGACATTATTAGTGATACCCTTGCGAATATCACCAGCCTTGCCCCAAAAGTTGTTCCATGCTTTTGATACTGTCTTGCCGACTTTTCCAGCCCAATCAAGAACCGCAGTATAGGCTTTGCCTAACTCTTTAGGAATTGAAGTAACAAACGAAGTTAAACCTTGCTTGCCTTTATCCCATGCACTGTGAATGTTCTTTCCGGTTTTGCCAGCCCAGCGTGCTGTACTTCGTTCAGCCTTTGCCAAGTGGCTAGGAATAGAGCCAACAAACTTGCCAACTGCAGTTGTGCCTTTATGCCAAGCAGAGCCAATGTTCTTGCCTGTCTTTCTTCCCCAACGCTCTACGCTCTTTTGAGCCTTGCCGAGATTTGAAGGAATGTGTTTGACAAAGTTTACAGTAGCCTTTTGACCTTTACGCCAAGCAGAACTGATATCCTTGCCAGTCTTGCTTGTCCACTTGCCGATGTTTTGCTTGGTCTTGTCGATATTCTTTGGTAGGTTCTTGAAGAACTTGTGGCTGGCGGTAATACCTTTGTTCCAGCCTTTGTGAATATTCTGACCTATATTGTCAGCCCATTTCTTGATGCTCTTGCCAGTTTTACCTAAGTTAGACGGAATGTTCTTAATAAAGGCTTTAGCGCCATTGAAGCCCTTGTTGATTGATCTGCCAGTTTGTGAAGCCCAGCGACCAAATGCACGAGCTTCTTTCTTGCGCCAGTCACCCATACCGCCCCAAAAACTGTTCCAGCCTTTGCCCATGCCTTTGAACATGTTGTGCGTAGACCAGCCCAAGTTTTCGAGCGACCAGAAGCTTTTCGGCGGTTTCTTCTTTTGCCAACCTTTTGTGAAGCGATCAACTGCATAACCGCCCCACTTGCCGGCAACGCCACCGATCTTTGCACCAATAGCAGCACCTAACGGACCACCGAAGTAAAGACCAATACCGCCACCGATACCTGCACCGATACCTTTTCCAATATCTTGTGAGCGTTTAGTAGCGTTGTGTCGGTCTTTAAATGCTTTATAAATGCCGTTGTATCCAACGTCAGCAACAATACCAGCGATTGAAGCACCAGTAGCAACTCGTCCAACTCCTGTTAAGCTCTTCAACCCTCCAGCGCTTCTTACTGATTGAAAAGCGCCGTTAAGAAGCTTACCTTTGCCAGTAAACTTTCCAGCACCTTCACCTTTGTTGAACAGACCACCGAGTGTTGAAGAAACGCCCTTTTTAGCAACTTCTTTTCCAGTGATTGCTTTTGTTGCATCTGCTATGCCATTAAGGATTGCAGATGAGCCTTTCAAAGCATCAATCGACTTCTTGACATCGCCGAGAAATGCGACAAACTGCAATCCTTTTGTGACCGTGTAGCCTGCTAAGATCGCACCACCAATAGCCTTGAGTGTTCCTTTGTGGGTTGTGCCCCACTTGATGAACTTAACAAGACCATTAGCAACATGAGCAACTGCACCACCAACATCTTTTTGAAACTTCTTACCATCCTTAGATAGCAAGAACTTTGCAAGTGCGTTGCTAGCTTGGTTAATTGCTGGCAAAACAGCGTTTCCTAACGTCATCTTAAACGCATTCATCGCTTGTTTTGCGCTGTTGGCACTACCCTGCGCAGTGCCCATATTTTTAGCGGCTAGCTTAGCAACGTATGTGCCTGTCTTTCCTGCTTTCTCTGTTCTCTTAGTAAGTCCTTCGACTTCCTTTGAACTTTTAGCAAGAATCATCGCACCATTCATGCCAGACGTTCCAAAGATAGACTTGAAGAAGCCGTTTTTCTCAGAGCCACCCTTGCTGTGTTCTTCGATATGTTTATAAAGAACTCCCATGTCTGTGGATAAGCTCTTTAAGTTACCGTGAGCATCGAGCATCTCGGACTTCTTGATACCTAACTTGTCAAAGATTGAGTTCTTTTTGCCAATCTTATTGATCTGGTTAGTCAGTCCGTTAATGGTTGCTCTAAGAGCAGTACCAGCCTTGTCAGATTCTCAATTTGTTATCGTACGAGTTTTTTGTCTCATACTTCTGTATGTTTCCATACAGTTCAGACTATCTCTCAACCCCCGACATTGCTCGGTAGGGTTATCCGTCTTCGTGGATATTTCACCATATAAAAAAGAGCTATTTCTGGCTCTTTTACTTAGGTTAATTTATCTAGTCGTTACGCCTTCTTTAGTTTTCACTAAAGCTTGGTTCGGGATCAACTTGCGATCCAATATTATATAACACAATCGTTTAGTCTTCCCCGAATTAACGGATTTTGATTACCTGAAAATTACTTTTCAGGAGGCCAGTTTCCAGAGCCCATTATTTGACAAGACACCCAGAGCTGACGCTGTTTCCGCCAGACTGATATTGTTAGCCTTTGCCGCCGTACCAACGTACGACATAGCCGTACCTAAGTCACTAAATCCAGTAGACGTTGCGTCAGCCGAGTAGGCTAATTCGTTAACTACCTTTCGGGTATTTGACAGCATTTTACTGGTGCTATTGGCACGCATGCCGAAAGCATCAAGAACCTGTGAAGAAACTGTGGTGACGTCTGAGAACTTATCGCCACTAGCTACAGAAGCTTGAAGTTCTGTCTTCAAAGCCCCAACAGCTTGCTTTGTTGTGTAACCTCGCTTGATTAAGTCTTCATACCCTGCGGCTATTACTAGTTGTGACTTGCCGTATTTGATTGACATGTCACGCCCTTGCCGTTGCATTTCAGTAATTGACTTAATAACTTTTCTTTCCTTTTCGCCACCAAGAACTGCAAGGTTATTTATTTCTCTGTATCTCTGCTGTAATGCGCCAGACATTTTAGCGCCAGACATTGCAGTAGCGCCAACCGCCGCAACGCCAGCCGCCGCAACACTAGCACCAGTCTTCATTGATTCAAAGGCATTGTGCAAGTGTGTCTTGGCTTTATCTATTGCAGTAGTAGCTTTCTTAGCACCACTCGTTAGTAAATTAAAGCCTGTAGGGTGTAGCTTTTCCTGCTCTTTTTGCAGTTTATTGATTGAAGTAGCAGTAGCATTGATACGTACTTGTTGCTCTTTGTAGGTTTGACTTGTCTTGCCAGACTTTTCAGCGATCTTGCCGAGCTGAGTTTCAAGCGACTTCTGCTTTCTGTTTAAGTAGTTAAGGCTTTCAGCATAAGCTTTTGACTTAACCTTGTTGGCTTCGTAAGTCTTGCCTTCACTTTCGAGCCTTTGCACGTATGAAGCTGTGACAGCCGACATGTGGTTGATTTCTGCTGGCAAGCCCCGTGGAGCGTGCATTCCAGAAAATCCGCTGTTAACTTTCTTTAAGCCCTCATACATTGCGTTGATCGCTTTGTTGGCTTTTAAGACGCTATCAAAGTTGGTGTCAATACCCAACGAATAAGTCTCGTGTTGTGCCATTCGTTTCTTACCTCCTTTCTACTTTTTGGCAAAATAAAAAAGCCTAGATTTACGTCTTTACACCGCCACCTAGTGCTTTTGCAACACCGACCATCGTTGAGGCATTTTCAAATTCAAATTTATCTTTCTGATCTCTTTGGATAATCTCCCAAAGCAATCTTTGCTGATCTCTTGTAGTGTTTCTGACCAAGTCCCACGGCAAACCGTGCATGACTAGTCTTACTACATCTTCAAAGCGATCAGCTTTTTTCTGTAACTCTTGCTTATTCCAAGTTACCTGCAAGCCCGTCGTTAAGAAAATTCAAGACCTTTGCGGCAACTTCTGAATAACCCTTATGGTAGTTCCAGAAGTCTAAGCTCTTAACTTGTGGGAATGAGATAACGCCGTTGTCTACTGCACCTTGCATTAATTTAGTGAAGTCAACGTTGCCAGTTGCATCAGTAGTTGCGTCATCTTCAATTTGTGAAGCAATAGCAGTACCAGGAAAGGCTAAGATCATGTGGTATTGGTACTTGGTGCCTTCGTTTACCACGATTGTTTCAGTCTTGCCGAATTGGTTTTCGATTGCAGAATTTTTAAGTTCTTCTGCAAAGAAAGCACGCTTATCGGCTTCAGACATCTTGCTTAAATCTGGGGTGCCAGTTGAAGCAGTGTCATCTTGCTTAACTTCTTCGTCCTTAACTTCTTCGTTCTTAACTTCTTCGTTTTCGTTGTCAGTTACAGTTACTTGAGTTTCGTTTTGGTTATCCATGTTTTAATCTCCTTAAATGCTACCTAATACAGACTTGTCAGTTACGTTAATTGCGTGAATAGTATATTGACGTTCGCCAGCAGTAGCTGCCGCACCACCGTCTGCTTTCTTAGCAATGTAGCAGTGAACAGCAGTGTATTGCTTTGAACCGTCACAAGCGTCAACGTTGAAACCGCCGTCTCTTGCTTCGTCTGCTAATTCGTCAAGAACAGCGATTGAAGGCGACATTTGGTTAATAGTCAAAGTGAAAGTACCGCCTGATTTGTGTTGACGTGATGCAACACCAGTGCCACTTGGGTCTTGTGCCACTGAAACGTTGTCGTTATCGTATGCGAAAGTGAAGTAAGCATCGGCGCCAAAGCCGAAGATTTCCTTACCGTCAGCGTTGAAGTAGACGTTGCTGGTGTCATAAGTGCCCATTAAGCCAGTTTGTGATGAATTATGATTTGCCATGTACTAATTTCTCCCTTCTAGTTGCTCAAAATAGTGTCTGAGTTAATAGTTCCGTGAACAGTAATTGTGTGGATAGCACCAGAAGCGTGGTAAGTGAATGAAAGACCACTGTAGTGACGCTTGGAAATATCATCTTTTGATTGGGTGCTTCTTGGCGTTGCAGTCACTGTGTAATCGCCTTTGCCGTTTGATTCGTTAGTCAAGATAATGCCTTGTTCCCATGCTTGTTCAAGAACAGTAATGGCTACACCTTGAACCATGTTGATACCACTTTGTTCATAAGGAATCTTGTTATTAGATTGGAGCAATCTTTCCAATCTGTTTTGCATTTCAGTCTTGACCCACAAAGCACCGTGCAAGGTGTCGATGTATTCGCCACTTAATGACGTTCCTTCGCTGGTTTCGCCTTGCCCTGCCACTTCTACATAGGCAATCGCATAGGAAGCTGCAATGCCTTCTAATTCGTTAGCAGTGAGCAAGTCTGGTGTAATTCCGACTAAGTTGCGGAACTTCCAAGTAGTTGAGCCAACAGTTAATAAAGCAGTTGATCCAAGTAAAGCGGCGTCCATTGGTTCTGATAAGTCGTGAACAAGACCGATTGTGTAGTTCTGACCTTTGTAACTTGCGTAAACGCTAGGATCTGCCGATTGCAAAACAAGGAAGTGATCTTTGTTAGTTTCAAAGATGTTTGAAAGGCTCATGGTTTCATCGCCGATCTTTGATTCTGCTTGGATTGCAAAGGTCCAATCGAAGTACCAGAAAGCTTCTAAACTGTCATAGAGCTTTGTTGGGTCGTATGTTAAAACTGCAATACGGTCGGAAGGGTTAGCTTGTGCAAAGTAAGCTGATGCCTTCTTGTAGATGCCAGCTTCTTCTCCGTAGTCATAACCGACAGCGTCCACGTCCGAATATTCCACGTAAGTAGCGCCACTCTCGGTGTCTGTCTTACGCATGTAAATGCCGTTTTCACGGTCATTTTCTGTCAAGCCGAGCTTGTCTCTTGCGCTTGAAGTATCTGGATTTTTGATTTGCTCAACGTTAGGGTTGAGGATTAAAACGTTGCCCAAACCTACGATTCTAGGTGGGTGGACAATGGTCATCAAAACGTCAACATCTGATACACGTTGATAGGCTGATACAGTCTTTGGAATAACTTGTGTAGATGATTGATCTGTCATATAAACCTCCTAATTTTTATCTGATTTACTTGTGTCGAAGGTTGTGCCCTCGATGTTGTCGACACCATGAACAGACAAGATGTCTGTCTTGCTGTACTCAAAGTCGAGCTGACTGGTGTCGTATTTCTTTGTTCCGTTTATTAAAAAAGAGCAGTCGAAGCCAAAGTCTTGATCGTAGTTTTCAGCGGTCAAGACTGTTCGATTGCTCACGTTTGTTATTTGTTGTGGCAAGATATTAACTTGCTTAAAAAATCGGATATATCCAGTGTCATGCAATGCTTCATATAGCGATTGTGAGAGCGTCATTGCTTCAAGTTGCCGTGTGCTATGCACATCGAACTGTACAACTGACGTATATTGACGCTCATCTTCTAGCCAGTCGCCTGTTGTTTCTGTTTCGGGAATAACAATGTTGTAAGTGACCACTGGATATTTCTCTATTGGTGGCGTGCGGTTTGCTGGCACTACCTTGCAGTTAATAGCTTGCTTTGAGACTTCTTGCAAAATAAAAAGAGCCAGTGGCAAACCACTAAGCTCTGTCTGACTTGTTGTCATGGTCGCTATCACCTTTTAGAGAGTAAATAATAAGATCACTATAGCCGTGGTAAGAACTGCGACCAGTGACCTT